ATACTAAGACGACCCTTTACTCAAAGGACTGATGGTAAAGCCACTCCAAGAGCAAGATTTTTCACGAGGACAATCCAAATACCAGCAAGAATAAGAAATATTCTGAATCTATTAAGAAATCCAAGAAGAACTGTATCTAGTAGAACAAGAGATGTACTTCTTTCTTCTGGTGTAGAAAAATATATTCGTTCCAGAAATGTATCATTCTTCGGTACTGGATTTAGACCTCTTGCCAGACATTATCAGTTCTTTGATAGTCACAGTGATGTAGATTTTATTCCAAAACTTGTCGAAATTGCTAATGATACAACTCTAGAAAATTATGGAACTAAATCTGGTGCTTTCCAAACTGGAGAAACTGTTGTATCTTATAATTCTTCCGGTAATGTTATCGGCAGATTTAGATTAGCAAAATCAAACCACAAAACTGGAAAATTCAATTCCCCAACACTTACATATACTACAAATCCATATATAACATCTGAAAATATCCCATCCAGTTACAACCAATCTTCAAAAACTTTAAATATTGATTTGAATGCTCTTTCTGCAGAAGCACAAGGGGATTTTAGTGGAAGACTTGCGAAAGGTGCAAAACTGGTTGGTCAAACTAGTGGTGCAATTGCATTTGTTAAAGATTTGAGACTTATCGCTGATGTAAATGGAACTATTTTTGGCTCTATGTTCATCAGAGATCCACATAGAAATCCTGCACCAAATCCAAGAATTTTGACAGGAAGAAAAACTTATAGATTGACAAGTAGCCGTACAAATGAAGAACAACTTCCAGGAAGTACATTAATTTCTTCTGGTGAAAATACATATACCGCAAATGGTACATTTAGAAGAGTACAAAAACAAACTACAATAACAACTACGATCACAAGAAATAGATTACGTGTAAGAAGAGACCCATTAGCACAATCTTTTACAGTTGGTAGAGACATTCAAGCACCAGACCTTAATGGTCAAAGTGATGATGATAATGGAGCATTTTTGACTGCAGTAGATTTATATTTTGCATCAAAACCTGGTGGCAATGAACCTCTCACTGTAGAAATAAGAACTATGCAGTTGGGTATACCAACTTTAGATGTTATTGGGGAACCAAAGACACTGACACCAAGTGAAATTTTAACATCTACGAATGGAGAAACTGCAACTAGAGTAACTTTTGATTATCCAATTTATCTTCCACCAGGAGATGAATATGCAGTAGTTCTTCTTGCACCAACTTCAGATCAGTATGAAGTTTGGACGGCAAAGATGGGTGAAAAAACTATATCTACCGCAAATCTTCCCGCATCAGAATCAATCAAATATAGTAAGCAATTTGCATCTGGAAGTTTATTTAAGTCTCAAAATGGTTCTATCTGGACTCCTTCACAAGAGTCTGATCTGAAATTTAAATTATACAAAGCGAAATTTACATCAAATACTGGAATTGCTCATTTTGGAAACCCACCATTGCAAGAAAGTAATGGATATGTACCAACATTAGAAGAAAATGCAGTAACTGCGTTACCAAAAACTATAACTCTTGGGATTACTACAGTAACAGATTCTAATTTGATTGATAATATTTTAACAGAAGGTAGAAGAATTGCTGGGGTATCTACCGGTGCAGATCCCCTACCATCTGGAACTATTGTATCTGTCGGAAGTTCCGTGTCTGGAGTAACAATTACAGATGGGGGTGCAAATTATACTGATAGAAATGGAGTTCAAACTTTATCCATTTTTGGTGGTGGGACAGGATTGACACTTGATATTACTCAGAGTGCTGGTGTTATCAATAGTATTTCTATTGCAAATCCCGGAAATGGATATGCTGAGGGTGATATTGTTTCTATTGTAAATGGTGCTAATGAAACTGGAAGAGATGCAATTGTTTCTATTTCTACAATTACTGGAGTTGATACATTATATCTCACCAATGTTCAAGGTGAAACTGGTGTTGGAAAAGCATTCGATCCTAATGCATCACAACAATTATCTTACTATGATACAGATTCTAGCGTAGTATCTTTAGGATCAACTCTAATAACTTCGGCATCTGATGTTGGAGGTATTTTCTCAGGAAATTATTTAAAAGTTGATCATTTTAATCATGGAATGTATGCAAACAACAATCAACTTATATTGAATAACATAAAATCTGATATTGCACCTACCGTTCTAACTTCAGAATTAACATCTGATAATACAACTGTTATTGAGGTTGGAGATTCTTCAGATTTTGAAACATTTGAAGGTTATTCGGTTAGTAATACAAATCCTGGATATGTGAAGATTGGAGGTGAGGTTATTAAGTATGAATCTGTATCGGCAGGTCAACTCTCAGGAAGTATTACAAGAGGTGTTGAAGGTATTATTCAAGATCATTTAATAGGTTCCGAAGTTATGAAATATGAGTTTTCTGGAATTTCTCTTAGAAGAATTAATGGAGTTGCATATGATATTTCGGATACTGATATTAGAGATAACTCATATTATGTCGAAATTGATAGAGGAGCAACATCAACTATCGAAGGAGAATCTATAGGAATTAATAGATTGGCTGATGGAACTTATCCAGAAGTATCATTTGCAACTGAACTAATTGGTGGTGGAAATGAAATAACCGCAACAGAAAATATTATGTACAATAGAGTTAATCCAAGATTTGATATATTATCTCCAGGAAATCAAACATCTATATCATCTAATATTAGAACCACAACATCAACAAGTATTGATGGAAGTGAAATATCATTCGTAGTTCCTAATACCACAGAAAGTGTAATACCAAATGAAGAGAATGATCTAAACTCTGTGCGTATGGTATGCTCAAGAGTGAATGAGTTGAATCAATCGGTTTTTGATTCTGTTGTTGGAAGAAGATCGTTTACTTCTACGGTAACTTTAAATACTACAGATGAAAATCTTTCTCCAATGATATTTGTTGATAATTCTACTGTAGTGTTTAGTTCCGATAATATTAACAGACCAATAACCGATTTTGTTAATGACTCTGGTGCAAATTCAATCACCAATGATCCTCATGCTGCTGTTTATGTCTCAAATATCATATCACTTGCACAACCTGCATCTTCACTCAAAGTTATTTTGAGTGCATATAGACCAAGCCCTGCAGACATTAGGGTTTTGTATGAATTAGTTAGAGAAGATTCTGCAGAAGTAGAGCAGCAGTTTGATTTATTCCCAGGATATAATAATTTGGAATCAACATCTGATGGAGTATTACGAGTAGTGGATTCTTCTTTAAATGATGGAAGACCTGATGTTAGAGTTCCTGCAAGTGAAAGGGGGCAGTTTTTGGAATATGAATTTACTAATAATGATTTACCAGAATTTATTGGATATAGAGTTAAGATTGTAATGTCTTCAACTGACCAAGCAAATTATCCGGTTATAAATGATCTTAGAACTATCGCACTGAAATGAAGAAACTGATAAAAGTTAAAGACCATCCTCATCTTTATCGAGATGAGGATACTGGTGCTATCATAAACTATGATACTTTAGGATACAATCGGAGAATTCAAAGAATAGAATCCCAAAAGTCTCAAAAGGAAGAATTGGATAATATGAAGAAAGATATTGAGGAAATAAAATCCTTACTTAAAGATTTTCTGAATAAATAAGACCTTCTCTATTAGATAATATAAATATCTAAAGGAACATATGCTCATCTGAATAATGGCAGTATTTGTATCAAATATAGTAATTGAGCAGGGATTTGATTTTGATACTACTTTTATATTGGAAGATACGGTTACGACAAACTTATTGGATCTAACTGGATACACTATAGAATCTCAACTCAGAAAAACATATACTACTTCTACAGCTGTTTCTTTTGCCACTACAGTTACAAATCCTACACAAGGGCAGGTTGAAATATCATTAGGATCTACCACTACTTCTTCTCTGAAAGAAGGAAGATATGTCTATGATATCAAAGCAACAACTCTTAGTGGATCTGTTTTGAAATTGGTAGAGGGATCGGCACTAGTAAGACCAGGAGTAACTAGGTAATGCCAAATGTAAGGGCTGTAGTTGGATCAAATACCGTAAAGGCAAGAGTTGGATCGCAAAATGCAGTTCGAGTATTATCGAATGCATCATCTCCTCCTGCAAATCTTATCGATTTAAATGATGTAGATAGTACTTTAAAAACTGAAGACGGTATGTTGTTGGTTTGGGATTTACCCAGACAACAATTTATAATGACGAGTGTTATTGACTCGGCATCTTCAACTATCGGTGGAATTGTATATTATACAAATACAACTGATAATATTCTTGGAGATCCTGATACGGGATCTGTTCAGATTGATGGTGGTGTCGGTATTAATAAAAATCTAACCGTTGGTGGTGGATTTTACGTCCAGGGAACATCAGAATTTATTGGTAGTGCCACTTTTAGGGGTGGTACAATTGGGATTGGTGATTCTATAACTGATGATATTAATATTGGTGGTGAGTTTGTATCAAATTTAGTCCCAAATGATGATGCAACTTATGATCTTGGTATTGAAGGACAGAGATGGAGAAATTCATACTTCTCTGGTATTGTAAGCACCACAAATTTATATGTATCCGGGACATCAACATTTGTTAATGATCTGGATTTAAGTGGTAATTTAAATATTGTTGGATTTGTATCAGTAACTGAAGGATTATATTATGATTCCGATTCATATGAACCAAATGCAATTGCTTACTTTAATCCAGATGGGCAATTGAGTGCTGCAAGCACAACTACAACAATTGATACAAGTAACTATATACTAACGACGTATGAGACTGCAGGAATAGGAACTCCTGTATGGGCAACCGCTATTGACGGAGGAGAATACTAGTGGCCAAACCAAGCACAAGACAAGGATTAGTAGACTATTGTTTGAGGCAATTGGGTGCCCCAGTATTGGAAATTAATGTTGCTGATGAGCAGATTGATGATTTGGTCGATGATGCTCTTCAATATTTTAATGAAAGGCACTATGATGGTGTCGAAAGGATGTACTTGAAGTATAAAGTTACACAAGAAGATTTAGATAGAGGAAGAGCAGGTGGTACTGATGGTGTGGGAATAGTCACTACTACAGGAACTTCAAATATTGTAGGTGCTGCGACTACATTTAATTTTTATGAAACATCAAATTATATTCAGGTTCCAGATTCTGTAATTGGTATCGAAAGAATATTTAAGTTTGATACAAGTTCTATTTCTGGTGGGATGTTTAGCATCAAATATCAATTATTTTTAAATGACTTATATTATTTTAACTCTGTAGAACTTTTACAATATGCGATGACAAAATCATACCTTGAAGATATTGATTTCTTATTGACCACAGATAAGCAGATTAGATTCAATAAAAGACAAAATAGATTATACCTTGATATTGATTGGCAATCACAATCAGCAGATACTTTCTTTGTGATTGACTGTCATAGAGCACTTGATCCAGAAGACTTTAATAAAATATACAATGATAGTTTTATGAAAAAATATTTGACTTCTTTAATAAAAAGACAATGGGGACAAAACCTCATTAAGTTTAATGGAGTTAAACTTCCAGGTGGAATTGAATTGAATGGAAGGCAGATTTATGAAGATGCACAGAGAGAACTTGATGATATTAAACAAAGAATGACCATGGAATATGAATTACCACCTCTCGATTTTATAGGATAATTATGGCACTTAATCCATTTTTTCTGCAGGGTTCTTCTAACGAACAATACCTAGTTCAAGATTTAATCAACGAGCAGTTGAAAATCTATGGTATTGATGTGTATTATATACCAAGAAAATTTATCAGAACTGATGATATTTTAAGAGAGGTAGAAACCTCAAAGTTTGATGATAATTTTATTATCGAAGCGTATTTGGATAATTATGAGGGATATGCTCCTGGTAGTGATTTGATGACAAAATTTGGATTGAGATTAAAAAATGAAATTAATCTTGTCATCTCAAGAGAAAGATTTGAGGAATTTATATCTCCATTAATGAATGGTAGGCAAGTTGGAATTGATGATGGAAACATTACAGACTATGAGGTTGAATTAACCAATCGACCTAAAGAAGGAGATTTAATATATTTTCCATTAGGGCAGAGATTATTTGAAATTAAAAGAGTAGAGCACGAAAAACCTTTTTATCAATTGGGAAAAAATTATGTCTATGAACTTCAGTGCGAACTTTATGAATATGAAAATGAAGACATTGACACTTCAATAGAAGAAATTGATAGAACTGTTGAAGATGAGGGTTATATTACTTCTCTCACTTTAGGTGGAATTGGAGTTACTGCAACAGCAACAGCATCTATTGACACAGGTATTGTAAGTCAGATTATTTTAAATGATGATGGAGCATTTTATTCATCAACTCCCATAGTTACGATTGCAGCATCTCCGACTGGCAATCCTTCCGATAATGCTACGGCAGTCGCAATTACAACTTCTGTCGGTGGAGTGAGGTCTGTTGATTCAATAAGACTTACCTTTGGTGGTCGTGGATATGATATTTCAAACCCACCGTTAGTTACAATTACGGGAGGTAATGGAACTGGTGCCGCAGCAACCGCAGTTGTTGCAGATAATGGTGTAAATCAATTTACAATTACGAATGCTGGAGAAAATTATTTCGTCGAACCAGTAGTTACTGTTGTGGGTGTCGCATCAACCGCTGCTATTGCACGAGCAACATTCAACCCAATTACAGGAACTGTTACAGGAATTCAAATTGTAAATTCTGGTTTTGGATATACGGAGGCACCTACGGTTCAAATTTCTTCTGGTTCTACTGTAAGTGTTGGTGGAACATATGTCTATGGAGAAACTGTAACTGGTTCACTTTCCGGTACAACCGCAGAAGTCAGATATTATAATCTTCGTACAGATCTTAATGTCATCAATCCTCCAGGAGAACTTCGAGTTGCGGTTAATAGTGGGCAATTCTCTGCAGGTGAGGCAATTATTGGATCTGCTTCTTCGGCAACCTATATACTTAAATCATATGATAATGACAATTATCAAGAATCTTATGATACATATGATAATAATGAAGAATTTGAAACTGAGGCAGATCAGATATTAGATTTCACTGAGACCAATCCCTTTGGAGAATATTAATGTTAGGAACTTATTTTTATCACGAAATTATACGTAAAACTATTATTGGTTTTGGAACACTATTCAATAATATTTACATTA